CATGAATCCTGGAAAGCTATCATTAACTTGATCAGCAATACTATTGTATAGTTGAACAGCGATTTCTTTGTTCCAGGTCATATTACCTGCTTCAATTTCTGCCTTGAGTGTAGGATACGCTGTAAAGTAACAGGAGTCTGTATCGCCATAGATAATTGATTCGCCTACGTGATCATACTTGCCAGTAATACATTCATTAACATAAGCATCCATGTGCTTGGCAATACTACGACCTGTTAGTGTAGTTGACTGTCCAATGCGTTTGTCAAAGAATCGACAACCTGGATTAAGAATAGCGCCATACAATGAGTTTAAGTTAATCTTCTTAACTAACTGACGCTTGTCCCAGTATTCTTCATCTTCTGTGGTTGTTGCCTGTTTAAGTTTGGCCTGCATTTCTTTACGTTCAGCATACCAACGTTTTAGCAATCCAGGAATAACACCTTCACGTTCGTATGTAAAGATAGTTCCGTTGGCTGAGATCATCCAAGGTTGATTACTGTCAAAGATAATCTTCCATACTTCAGCGGCACTGTGAACTGACTCTTCGCCATCTTGCCAATCGATGGTAATTTCTGTGCCAGTTTGCAATTCCATTACTGCTGTATATTCTAATGTGGCAAACAAGCCTTCCCATGCCGCAGCAAATGAGTTACCTGCTCGCATCTTATCAGCAATATAACGGTCAGTCATTACAGGACGTAGTTGTCCCACAATAGTTTCTGGACCCATATTCAGCGCACGAATCGCACTAGGATACAGTGAGTTAATATCTATTGACCCGACGTATTCGTGGACGCCTTTACGGGGATAAGCAACATAGGCACCTGCGGCTTGGGTGTCTTCGTCGGAGTAGCGTTCTTTGCGGTTTGGCACAACCATGCCACGTTCGTGAGCTTCATTGATAATAGCCTGTTCTGTTACAGCTACGGCACCCATTGTTGTTTGTAGCAACACTGTGTTTTCGTGAGCGAGTGTGTTAGCAAGATCTAAAAATTTTAACTTCTTATCCATTTGAGCAATACCGTTAACGTCCTGTCGGTTATACTCAATAAATGTTTTGAAGTTTTGATTGTAAAGCTGATCCAATGTTCCTTCGAACTTAGTCTTACCTTCTAAACCTTCATACTCAAGAATAGCATCCAATGAATAACTGTGACGTTCTTCATATGTGTATTTGCGATAGAGTTGCATATAATCCATATGCACACGACCGATTAAGTCATATGTTTCTTGCTCATTACCAAAGCGTTCAAACATACGCTTTTTAGGAAACTGGTTCCATAGGCAGAACTTGCGTGTATCGTCTTTGCTTAACACTCGAGTAACACGATTAACGGTATACGGAATATCAAAGCCTTCTGAGTTCCACCCCGACAGCGCATCTGCATCCTCAATCAAGTCCAAGAAAGTCTTTAGCATTTCTCCTTCGTCGTGGAATATGATTGTATTTTCAAATTCACGAGCAATTTCCTGAGCAGTTTCTGTGCTCATATGCTTAGGAGGAATTACTAGCGTAACAAGTTGATCGAGCCATTGCAGATAAACTGAAATAGCTGTAATTGGATTGAATGGATCTTCGGGTCGACTAAAACCACGCTCAGGATCAAAGTCGACCTCAATGTCGAAGAACGCTGTGTGTAACTTGGGACCGTCTTGTCCTTTGTAATGTTCTTCTAAACAACGAAAGATTGGATTGATATCACTTTCATACAGTTGTTTGCCCGACTGTATGCGAATTTCTTTGCGAAACTCTTTGTTGTTGCGAGTGGAAAAGCGGCTTACTGGTCGCCCGTAGATTGATTGAAACTTACCGCGAGGATCATCATAGTAGAACACATAGTTGGCCGGATATTCTTGATACTTTCTCTGACCATCTCTACGTTCTACTACATGAATACGATCGTGTTCGCGATCGAATAGTGCATCTATATAACTCAAATTTTTCTCCGTTTATGGCCGGTTAGCCATGATTCATGTTCGTAACGTGAACGACTCGATTGTTATTGAAAACAATATTTATAGTGTCTTACCTACGCTGGTCAAAATTGTCTCAAGCAATTCGTGATCCTGTTGCTCACGACCAAACTCTGCCTTGTGTGCTAGCTTGATAGCTTTCTTAAGAATGTTTGGTTTGATATCAAGTTCTTCAGCAATAGCTTTAACTGTATCGTTAAGTCCACCAGTTAGTGTTTCGATTTCGTGCATGACCTGCATGCCTTCATTGATAACTTGTGTAAGTTTAAGTTGTTCACTGCCGCTAAAAGTTCTGTTGTTAGACATTTAATTCTCCTGATTAAGTTTTACTATTATACATGTTTATTTAGAAAAAGCAAGACTATTTTGGTAAAGCTCACTTTAAGTTACCATTCCGGGGCACGACTCCCATAATAACTAGCCCAGCAGCCGGGCAACCCTGAAGTAACCATAAGGTCCTAAGGTAGGGTGTTCTTAAACTGGTGAATAAGGATTTTTTGGTGTATCCAATCCATCATCTTCTGGATATACTGGGTATTGGTTCTCTTCCATACTTCTACTTACCATCAACGTAGAGTTGGCTACCTTTATTGAAACTAGGACTGAAAGGACTTTGGGCTACACGCCCACCTTTACTTTGACTCCAAGCATATCCAGCACGATGACCGGAACAGTCTTTGGTGCATTGACTGCCTAAGAAACTGAGTTCGTCTAATTTGTCTTTTAGGAATGTATCAGCAAATGCCTTGCATAATGCTTGTATTTTTTTATTAGCTGTTAGACCTACTTGATGTGCGTCTTGTGTAGGATCAACATAACCACAATAAACTGTATCAATACCGTAATGATCTAATAAGGCTTGACAACTTTCTCCTTCACGTTCATCCATTGGTTGATTGCAAGGACTTAGTGTAGTAATAACAATACTGTTAGGCGGCACAGGACCAAATCGATCTATATAATTATTAATGGCGGCACGTTCGGCATGAACTCGTCTTCCGTCCGGAGCAGGATAGTTAATACCAGTTACACAGTTATTATCTGGATCTAATACTGCGGCTGCAACCATTCCAAGGTTAGGATCTTCTTGTTGACCTTGAATAACCACTTCGCAAAGACGAGTTAAAATCTCATCTAACTGTTCGTCTAAACTAACAGTAAACTCTTTGGCTCGCATTAGGCACCAAGTATTTGACGAACTTGATCGACATAGGCACTGACATCACTAGTGCCAATTTCATCTACATCACCTACATTGTAAGCAACTTCTTCTGCGGCTTGCATAACTTTTTCTGGGCCAAATTTCATTAACAAGTCTGTGTGTGCTACCATAATACGATTAAGGATGGCATGTTCAACAGCATCAGAGCTAGTAGATGATTCTTCTAAATCATTATCACCAAATGGCAAATACCAGAACCAGTTTTGGAATCCACCTGGATTAGTATCATAATCCATGTGAGCACTGTTACGAGCAGATGACATCATACGTTTAAATTCACCTTCGGCTCCGTGTAGTTCGGCGTAGTTTTCTAACTCATTGTATAGTTGTCCAGCAAGGAAACTATCTTTGTAGCGTTCGATCTTAGGTGCCAATTTGTTATAAATCTTTGCCATTCCTGCTCGAACATCAGTAACAGTTTCTTCTACCGTTTGACTAGATTTAAATTTTCTATAAAGAGCATTTCTTTTTGCTGGATCCTTAAGATCCTTCATAGACATAGTTGGATGATTAGCTCTTAACCAGTTAACAAACTCTGCAGACATTTCTGTTGGGCGATGTGCATCTAACGATACTACGTCACCTTCCGCCACACCTTGCTCTTTAGATTTTTTCTCAGCATCCTTTTTAGCCTGTGCCATTACTTCTTCACCACGGCGACGACTAGCATCACTCTTGACCCGCTCGCGATCAAAGGCACGTTGTAGTTTAACAGCGGCACTCATACGTGCTTCATTTACATCAGCGCCAGTTAAACTTACAGTCCATTTCTTGCCAGTGGCTGCAGATTTACGTTCAGCCCACTTACGCATATTGTTTAAGTGTTGACGTTCTTCAAAACTATCAGCATAACCTTTTCCTGAAATAACTTTCCAAGGACGGCCATTAATACTAATTTGAATATTGTTTGTTTCGTGACCTAGCTCGTGCTGTAGTTCTTGACGTTTGAACTC